TTCCACGACATGTTGTACAGTCCCGCAAATTCTTGGAGACTGAATGAGGCCTCGGTCGTATCGGGATCGATGTTCGACGGCAATGCACCGCCCTCTGCCAATCCACTCCACGCCCCAGGGTTCTTCACCATAATGGGCATCAAGAATTGTCCACGTCCCCCAAGCGGCTTCTTCATCTTCTGGAACATATTCCAGCAGACGACCTCTTGGTTGACGAGATACAAAACCTGATCGACCCCGTAGGTATATTTTAGGGCTTCAATTACATCAGTTGTACTTGCCATGAGTTACTCCCCGAAGAGAGCAACTACTCAGATTGTCCCGGATTCAGCATCGGCCAGAGTTCATTCGTGCGCTCTTCTGGAGTTTTATACCCTCCAGTTTTGCCATCCGAAAACGCCACCTCGCCCCCCTTCGCTGGGAAGGATGGTTGTGTGCGTGCAGATGCAGCTGCCTTCCGATCCATGTCACGAAATCCCTTCCGCATGGTTTCCAACCGTTGCCGTACCATGCCGGAGTATTCCGCATCCAGGTCTTTGCCCCCTTCATGTGAGTAATACACATCTTGAAGGTATTCATTGACCCAGGGTTCATCAGGAAGCTGGTGATCCTCACGCAACTTGACGAATCGTTGGGAGAGTTCGGATTCGGCCTTCGCTGTTGTATGCTGCCCTAAACCTTCCTTCACCGCTTTGTATTCTTTATACAAATGCGCTAAAGCTTGATCACGTTGGTGAATGGCTTGGCTCAAAGGGTTAATCCCTTCCTGCATAATCCGTTCAACCAGTGATGCGGCGGTTGGGCCATCCAGATATTGCATTTCCCGTAGCTGCGTCAACATTTCATTCTGTTGAGTTTGCTGCCCACCTGCTTGCTGTCGTTGTTGCTGCAAATGGTGCTGCTGTTGCTGCTGCTGAATCTGCTGTTGCTGGATCTGCTGTTGCTGGGCATACCACTGTTGTCGGCCTTCCTCAAACGCCCGACGATCATCAGCGAGAGATTGTGACTTTTTCGTGAACTCGGCCTGTACATCCTTCGGCCATGATCCAGTAGATGCTTCTCCGCTGTCTGGTGGTGACTCTACAGTTTCCCCAAGTGGGGAAGAGTCCTGTAAAGCCTCAGTTGGTGTTTCAAGTTCGTCCATTATGTCCCTCCGAGTAGATCACGAGTGTGCAGCGGCGTATTCTCCGTAGGAAGAGTGCCCTGTCACGTATTCGTGTCCGTATTCTTTTGTGACATACATGCAGTATAAGAAGACCGAATTTGTGCTGTCAACTATTCTGTTGATGTTTCGGTCGTTGCGCCCCAGCACGACGGCCTTCACTGAGCGCAATCGCCTGCGCTTGCTTCCGGCGTTTCACCTTCTGCCCACTGGAAGAATTTAGTGTTCCGGCCTTAAATTCCCGCATAACCTTGGCAACTTTTTCTGTGTTCACCATTATCGCCTCGGGGGTCCAGGTGGTCGAGGGGGTCCAGGGGGAGGGCCAGGTTGTTGTTGCGTTTGCGCCATCGCTTGCGCTAAGGCTTCCGGCGCTTGCGGCGCAATCTGCTGACTCGCCCGTACTTGATCTAAAGCCATGTCTACCGCCTCAGCTGCCGCTTTAGCTGCGGCCTGCTGGGTCGCTTGTGCCACAGCACTCTGAATCTGCTGCTGTTGCATCCCACTTTCGCGCCGTTCAGACGCTTCCATGAGAAGTTGGCGGCATTTGTTCCAAAACCCGACGAACCCCTCCTGAATCGGGGGACTCGCGCCAAGGAATTCCATGGTAGCCATCTCAGATTCCAATTCGTCCATGATCACACGCAGGTTCCAGAACGGCATCGGGATATGCTCTGGGAGGGGAGTGCCATCCCATAAACGCTCGACCAAGGACATCGCTAACTTGCGATACTTGGCTTCGGCAGCTTCCCGTCCGGTATCTCCCATCTCAAGGTCAGCTGCAATCTTTTCTTTGTCAATCCGCCCCGTGCGTTCATCAACATAGAGCACACTCAAGGGCGATTGCAGATGTTCACGAATACGCGCTTCCCGTAATGCCCGCATCTCTGGAATTAAGCTGCCCCGTTCCACCGTAATGGAGAAATCTGTGCCTGCCCGTAGAATCTCGGAGGTTTGGAAGATAAAGACCTCATCCTTCATATTCTGGGAGGTATAGTGCAGGGTGCGGAAGGGGGGATAGTACTCCTTCACCCGATTCATCCGCATCTCCTTGACCTTGGACATCCGTTCCCCAAAGTGCTGGTAGAGATTCCCCCATTGCGAGTCGAGGATTTCCTGGAGCATCGGCACGGCCATGGGCCCGCGCATCTGTCCCAAGCCCTTCCCATCTTGGAAGAGGTCCACGCCTCCGGCAATTTCTCGCATGAGCTTGATGGTCAAGTCAATGGATTGCATGAACCATCCCGGCAACTGCGGCGGATCCCGACGCTGCACCATCTTTGTGCCTTGTTCATTCAGGCCGTTCTCAATCGGGGCGGGGTAATCGACGGGAATGTCCTCCCGTTTCAGGCTCGGACCTAAGAGTTCATCCCCATAGATCGACGCATTGGCCTGTTCTCCGAGCTGCGAGAGGCGTTTGTTGAGAAACCGCTGAGGCGCAATCAAATCACTGACGTAATCGTTACTCCAGAACGTCGCAACAGTCGGGCTCCAGTGAAAATCCACCAAGGGAATGAAGGCATAGGGATTATCCCCATCATGGAGAATTTGTTCGCCAGGAATGAACGCCGTGTAGCGTCCCCGAGGATGCTTCTCACTGATAGGTTGGTAGCGTTCCACTACCACCGCTAAATCTGGGTCACTCTGTGTCCGTGTCCCCTGAATACGGGGAATCAAGTCCTGGAGATGCACTGAGCCCGTGGGATCCCCGAACTGCTTGATGTCCGTAGAGAGAATCCGCACTTCACGGGTGTCTTTAATGTTTTGAATCGTGTCTGGGCCGACATCGTAGTTCGTTTCAATCCATCCCAGCGTCCGAATTTTTGCGATATAGACAGCTTGGTCTGGGGCAAGGTCATCTACGGAACGCACGGAGGCATCAATGAAAACCTGTAACGGGCTGAGGACTTCGCTGCCGACATCGCCTGTCAGCACCATATCTTCAACCACTTCAAATTGTTCTTTGGGTGCACCTTGCGCTAAGGCTTGTTGCCGAAACGATTCTGGCACGACTTCGCCTGTCTGCACGTGCGTCCACATTAAATCTCCCGTGGCTTCGTCAAACTGTGGCATCGGTTCCATCGTGGCATCTTTGACCCACGGCACATACTCGAAGGCCACGCCCCCGATAGCCATCCACCACAAAATTTCCCAGGTACGTGAGGGTTGGTCGAGCTTTTCATCTAAGGCTTTGATGAGCTTATCGACAACGGCAGCATTCCCAACGGACTTGGGATCTTGCTTATCCGCACGCGCCTTGAACACGGGGGCAATACTGCTGAGCCGCCCCATCATCTTGTACAGCATCTGGGCAGCTAGGTTGAAGACGAGATGCAGTTTGTTCGGGTCACGTCGGCGTGTAAACAACGTCCGGTTTTGCGACCCAATCCAATGTTCCCCTGAAATAAAGGCCAGATTGGTCAGAATGCGCAACTCGACCGACCCGACCGAACGGGCTTTTTGTGCCCGCAATCGATTGTAATCGTCAGTATAGTCGTTAAGTTTTTCCGCCTCGTTTGCCATTTACTGCGCTCCTAAATGGGCATCGGGAAGATCAGCCAAGCGTCCCTCATCAACGGGTTCCTCCAGGAGTGGGGGCACTGGATCCGGGCGCTGGAGTTGCGACATCACCATCTGTTCCAGCGTGTTGAGGCGCTGTTCCAAGCCCTCCAGATTGTTCATGAGTTGTCGGGGTACGGGCGAAGGCACTCCGAGCCACGTGCGCAAGACCTGCTGCATCCATCCCATGCTTTCCTGCCTCCTCGAATAATGTATCAAATGTGCGTGATTCGCTGATGCCTGTTTGGACATCTTTTCGGGTCAAGGCCAGGGTGTGCATAATGAACTGCAATTTGGCTTCTACTGCCCGTAACCGCTTTTCCACTTCATGTCGATTCATTACTGTCCTCCCAAATGCGCATCGACGGGTGCGCCTCGTTTGCGTTTCCGCAACGGGGATCCCATCCACTGTACATCTCCGATGAGTGGCTGAACAGAGGGAGGAGATGTTTTTGTTGTAGCGCGTGGATGGCGAGAGAGCACATGCTCCAGACAATCCAACGCATGGTCGTTTACTTTCAGGCGTTCATACTTCCCTGCTGCCGTCGTATGTTCAGGCCATTGCGCAGTTTCTAATTCATACGGCAGCATCGACAACCAGGGGGCTAAGAAAATCCGCTGGTGCTGAAAATACTGACGTGCCGCTTCGGTGCGCACTTCCCGCCCACGTAAATTGGCGAGGAGTTGCACGCCATGGTGGGCGAGTTCACTCTTGAACTGGGAGTTGCTGTCCACCCAGGCCATCGGGCGTGTTTTCCAGAGCGCGGCCATGCGCGTGAGCTGGTCGGCCCACGTCACAATCGATGCAGTGGGATCGAGTTCAGGGGTATTCGCCACGTAGTTATAGTTGGTCAGTTCATCCAGCACGTAGGCATCTCCAGCCGGAGACACGGCGACGACGACCGCAGCACAATACGTTCCGGTATCGGCTCCGATTTCAATCCGCCAGTCAGGGAGCAGCTTGAAATTCGTTTTCGCATCCCCAGCTGTTTCTCGATGCCAGAGGTGTGGATGGGATTGGGGGGTAAACGTCCGGTCCCCCCGTTGATAGTTATAGACCCGTCCGACGAAATTCCCGAGCTTCCCGAGATAGGCAATGGAGAACTTCTCACGGGTGAGCAGATGGCGGTCCCGATCCATGGCTTCCTGGTCGAAACTGTAGGGATTCACCATCGCGGGGACGGCACATTTGCACACCCACGTGGGGAAATCCTTATGGCCGTGGCCGTTGTCATGAAAGACCTGCACCCACGGACGGTCAGGGGTGGTGGGAAACACCGCATACCCTTGCCGCACACGGAGGTTCTGTGCAATGGAGGTGAAGCATTCGATGCCGGGGAGTTGATAGGCCTCGCAATAAATGTAGGCATCCACTTCTTTCCCCTTGAGCGATTCCGAGCGTTCCCAACTGCGCGCCTCGAAGCGTGCGCCGTTTTCCATTTCCAGCCAGAGCCGTCCGTCCTTGGGGCGATTCTGTAGAGATTTATATTTCTGATTGAGGCCGCGTTCCGAACAGAGGGCTTCGAGGATATAGTCGAATTCCGGGGCGCACATATCGTATTCATTGCCCACCAAATAGACGAGGGCATTTGGGACAGCGGCAAAGGACGCTCCCCAGAGTCCGGCCCCTGCTGACTTGCCGGATTTATACGCCCCCAACTCAGCTACGACTTTGGCCCGTCCAGCCGTGCGGGGCACGAGTCGTCGATGTTCCAACGTGCCTGTTGGGAGGCAGAGTTGAATGGAGGGCTCTGCATCCTCCGGCTCGACAACCTGTTCCGTCAGGGCATACCCATCGGTCGTTACCCACCAATCGGCTTGATGTTCAAAGGGCACGAAGTCGATGTTGGCACACAGGAAGTGCCGGAACTCGGTGATTAAGCGGTCACGGAGAGGAGGAGGTACCGTGCTCGCAGCCATTAGCTCACTTGTCCGGCATGTTCATACTTCGCCAACATGTCGTGATAGAACCTAGACAGTGGCGATTCTTGTCCAGCCATCCCTGCCAATTTCACTTCGAGGGCAGTGCGGCAGGTATCGGCCTTGAGTTTATCGTTCCCTGAACATTCCACATAGTTGACGGTCCAGAGAAAGTAGGCCATTTCGTTGTAGTGTTTTTTGATGGCGGTTTCGAGGCGTTGCTCGTCGGACATCTTGTGCCAGACTTCCCCTCCGGTATAGCGTTGCAGGGCATCGAGCACTTCATGTTGTGAGGGCCACTGGTCTGCGGCCTCGACGAGAAAGGCTTCGGGTGACAGGGGGTCGAGAAAATAGCGTACGGCATCACTGACCGGAGCCCCGGACAGGAGCATTAAGGCAAACTGGTCAGCCTCAGTGGTCGTGAGTGGACGCATGTTCCACCTCCACGGCTTCAATGGCTGGCGGCTTCATGGGTCGGCGTTCAAGCTGGCGCAATTCCCGTTCAGTGGGAAAGGTCAGATAGAGCCGACAGCCGCAAGCTTCCGCAAAGCGCAGAAACCATTTCATGGTACTGCTGCCTCCCATGCCCCGTTTCTTATAGAAGTATTGGTTGATAGAGTTTGGTTCGACTCCCAATTTTTTTGACAAGGCTCGGGTGGTCAGCGTAGACCGTCGCTGCATTTCCTTCAACAGCGCCGCAAACGCTTCGCCGTGTAGGGTCAATTCGTAGGACACCCCACGACTTGGGATATCCGCCATGGGTTTGACTGTTCGCACAACAGGACTGAGGGTTTTCTGCCCGCGATTGTTCCACATATCCCTCTAGTCTAGCGAGTGACGCTCAGTCAGTCAACCTACTCTTTTCAGCCTTTCAATTTCGTGGACGGAATCCCCCCTACTCCCCCCAAAGTCCCCGTCTTAGGCCCCCTCCCCCCATATTATGGACACTATGCAAGAATGAAAATGATGGTGTGGGGGGCAGACGCTAACCCTAAGAAAAGTAAAGGGTTAGATTCTTAACCTAGGCTAGTTGCCCTATGCCCGTAACTTCTTTATACACAACAATATAAAAGTGCTTGACATATGCTTTCCCGTTTGCTAGGGTATAGACACTTACCCGAGAGTTTCGGTGTATGCAGTGGTGCGTACACCTATAGACTTTTGGCCTACTGTCCAGGGAGGACACTATGAATAAACAATCAATACGTGACGAAGTACTAGCAATCCTAGGCATGAAGGACACTGCAGCAAAGAAAAAACCTACTAAGAAATCCCAGGCTACAGTACAAACCCCATCCAAGAAGCTAATCGGTAAGGTGGTACTTGATGCATTTAGAACACAGTGCATGTTTGATGGTACAGAGTACCCAAGTTGGCCTAAAGTGGACGACTTACTGAAACTGTCCAAGGGAGTACGTACCAAAAAGCAAGTGAAAAACACACTCTACAAGCTCGTTGATGCAGGGTACTTAGTACCAAATAAGCGTAATAAGTTAATTGCTAAGTCTGTGAATACAGAACGTACCCCGAAGTACTTCATTACTCCAGACAAGTACAAAGCAGCATGGTTAGCTAAGTACAACTACTACACAAAATAAGCCACACCACAATAGACCAGTACCATTACAGCCCAAAAAGGGCAGAAAGTGAGTACAACTGTGTTTAATGAGGATAAAGCACCTAATGGATTAAACCGCTACGGGCGTTCTACTTCGCTCCGTACCCATCTCAGAACTATCAACACAATGGCAGGCTATACCTTGGCTGATTACGATACAGATGAGCCAGTCATTGCCCCATCACGCAATACCAGACTCCCGTACACAAAGGTCTTAACAGCGACAATGGAACAGGCAGTGCAGCACTATGCCAGAAAGGTACAGTCCTAATGCCTATCTCAGACACGCTCTTAATGGCAGTGCTTGTACAACTGAAGGAGGTTTATCGGGATGCCAGACTAGCAGGTCAGACAGTCTCACCGTCACGGCATCGGAACGAAGTAGCATCCCTTGTTGCATCTCGTCTAGCCGATAAGGAATTAGAGGATCTTATTTGGCAGGATGTACCACCCGAAGCGTTGGCCTATCGGAAGGAGTCAGTATGAGTAAGGTAAGATTTCAAAGACGACACCATGAAGCGATTGCTACAGTCCTGAGGAACGTACGGCATGAAATGACCCTACGGGGTCAGCATGTCGTGCTAGATGCCACAGTGAAACAGCTATGCCGGATGTTTGAAGCAGACAATCAGCACTTTCAGAAGGTTAAGTTTATCGCCAAAGCTACGGAGCTTGAATCAAGCGACGACCTCCAGCATAACCGGAAGGAATGGCTGGAGATTGAAGCACTCCGACAAGCTGGCACAGCAATACGCTTTGAGAATGACAAGTTTAGGGTGAAAGGGTGTGCCTGATGTACCACGCCAAGAAGTTTGCTGAACACCACCAGTACCATGCAGAACAGGACGAGGAACGATGGATTTGGACAGGCCTAAAAGGGATTGTGGGTTTTGTCCTATTCTTTGCGTTGCTCTGGCTAATGATGGCCTTCGCCGCCATTGTAGAGCCTACACAACTATGGCGATAAGAAAGGGAGAGCCAACTTATGGCAACGAAACCACGTATTCACTTGCACAAGGGAGATACCTTAGTCACCTACACCATTGAACGCAGTCCCAAGCATGGGATTGAACTGACCTACACCATCCACCCTCAACTCCAACTCTGGATGCAGCGTCTATCTGAGGAAACAGTCCAGCTAGCAGGCGGTGCAAAACCAACGCTACCCCTCTCCGAAACAGCGAGTGCCTCAGGGATTACGGAGCATGGCATTGTCCCTGCGGATAGAAAAGGGGAAGACATGTGGCGTGTACATATGAATACCAGTGTGCGTGCGCATGACCGCCCGAATCTGCGCTTGGATAGTACACCACGCCGTAATCTGACTGGCTTAGCGTGGTTACGTCTGTGCGTCAACCACCTCAAGCGTCGTGTGCAGTTTCCATTGCTGACAGACTATACCTTTTGGGAAAAGCAATGGGATGAAGTCGCTGACACCTATCAATTTGCCGTGACACGAGAGATTGATACAGCCTTACGCAACCTACGCCTTACCCATGTAGTCCTCGATACCCCGAAGGCTACCGTTACCCACACTATCCGTTAGGAGATTCTTATGTGCTTAATCATCGTGGCAGATTCTGCCCGTCCGTCTACAGCAGAGATAGAAGATGCACACCTTACGAATAGTGATGGGATGGGTATTGCGTATCGAGAAGCAGGAAATCCGCTCGTTCAGTATCGTAAGGGGCTTGGCCTTGCAGAACTCCAAGCTCTCACACAGTCCGTAGCTTTACCCTTCGTGGCACATTTCAGGCTGGCTACACATGGCGGTATCACGCCAGCACTATGCCATCCCTTTCCCATTACACGCAATGCCGGAACACGGACAGAAGGGGAAGCCCGATCTGTCCTCTTTCACAATGGAGTGTGGGGTGAACATGACAAGTTTGCAAAGAGGGCACGCTTACGGGGAGCTGTCTCCGATACCCGTGTCATGGCGCATGTCCTGGCAAAACAGGAACATCAAGTGCGTGGACGTGTGGCTACGCAGATTGCACAGACAGCAGGCAGGTTAGCTATCTTCACTGATGCACAGATTACACGCTATGGGGAGAAGTGGCTCGCAGGTGGGGACACCGAAGATACCACGCAAGGCTGTTACTACAGTAACGACCATCATATCTGGTCTATCGTGCCTGAATTCTCTGGCTATGACTACAGCCATCTCTGCTATCCCACCAACACGGTCAAGACGCAGACCTTAAAGCCTGTGTCTCGTTGGAATCAGTGGTGGGAACAAGAGAAGCATGCGTCTGCGCCCTATGTAGGACGGTGCTATAGCTGTGATACCCAAATGCGTGAAGCAGATATGGCAGCGTGTCCTATTGATGGGCAATGGGTCTGTGAAGTTTGTTGGGACTTGTTCCAGGTGCAGACAGTGCGCCCGTCGTTTCCCCTCTTAGACTGAGGAAGCGGAACAGAAGTACACACACGAACCAGAACGGAGGAACTAAATATGGAAATGCAAGCACGCCATAGATACATGGGACTACACACAG